GAATAGACCGTTGTAGGCTATCCGCAAATCTCTCCATATCTCGTTTAAACTTATTGGCATTGATAGTAATCGTTGCCATTAACGAATAATCCGTCTAGTGTGAAATGGTTGCTTCTCGGTTTGTTCGACTGTGCCATCACCGTCAAAATCGTATAAAACTCCATCTCTCAAAATAGAGTTAAATTCTTCATTGTACTTTTTACGATAGTGCATCATCATTACTTGAAACCTGTCTTCACTGCCTTCATTATTCCATTTTGTTAACTGCGGTAGTGCGTATTCTGAAAGAACACGATATACAGCACAACGTTCGAATTGTGATTCAGTTAAACGAGCATCATCCATTTCTAAGCTAGGTAGTGAACGAGAAATATCATAGTTAGTAACATTACGACTACGAACCCACCACTCATCACGCAATTTACGTAATATATCATCACGTGCTTTTGCATGTTCGTCAGTGAATTCATCGATACCGAATGTTAAGATATCTGGCTGATATTTAATCAAATCAGCGTCAGTTGACATTGCCATTGTGCGTTCTCCTAGTAGCGTTTAAGAGAGGGGATTGCTCCCCTCTCAATCAGTTAATCAATTCAGATTATTGAATTGTTGAGTCAAATTCCATCTCGATTCCATAAGAATCAAAGATTTCACCTTTACCGTAAACTGCTGTTGCTACTAACTCAGTTGCACGTAATGAAGCATCACGTTGTTGCTCGATTTGGATATCTTGCATCATTGCTAAGCCTAGTGCATCTCTGTGGAATAGTCCACCTTTGTAGTCACCAGTTGATCCAGGATCATTGTCTGATGCGTCTGTCATGTTAGATGATTCAAAGATTGGAACACCAGCTAGTGATCCTACATAACCAGAACGTAGTGCTTCTGTTTGGAAGTCACCACCTGCAAATGCGTTTGTGCCGATAGCCGCTTTTAAATCATAAGCTACCATTGGGTGTAGAACACATGCTAGGTCTGTTGCTGGAACACCGTTTTGACGTAGTTTTGCAACTGCTTCAAATACTTTGTTCACTGTGATTGTAGTTGTTGCTCCACCTACGCCTACTGAGAACGCGCCGAATAGTGCAGTGAGGTCTTTATCGATACGGCTGGCTATAGCTTCACCGAATAGGCGGCCCACGTCCGCAATTACGTTGGATGAACTTGTTCTTAGAGCAAGGTCAGTAACAGTAGTCATTGCACCTACTTCTGAAACAGTCAGTGTTGCACCATCAGTTGATACCGCTTGTGCTACAGTTGATAGGTCAGTTCCTTCTGCGATTGCAGCCGCTGTAACTTTTGGATAAGTTGGGACTACGATTGATTTACCACTGTTTAGTGGCATTGTAAAGTTTTTTACAAGCCCACGCATAATTGATTTTTCGTTTGCTTGGAACATTGCTTCTGCTACGATTTGTGGCAGAAGGTCGTTCAGAGTTGTTGTTGTTGTGTTAGCCATTGTAATTCTCCTATTATCTTGGCGTTATTAAATTACATTCTCTGCTTAGTTCGCCATTCTTTATATTTGGCTCTATCAGCAGGATTGCTCATATCTAATTTTGTTACATCCATTTCTGGTGCAACATCGCCTCCGACTTTTGATTGTGACCCTGTGCCTGGTGCACTTGGAGCCGCAAAGTGCGGGTTCTTAGTAAGAAAATCTTTAACCAAATCTTTTACTTGCATTTGTGAACCGTTATCTGAGTAAGCTGGTGTTCCTGTTTCATCAAGAACTTCTGCTTCACCTTGTTCGTTCAAACGAACTCGATTCTTTAGCAAGTCTGCGACTTGACCGGGAGCAATCGCTTTAAGTGATGCCGCGTTGTTTAACAATGCTCCATCTACTTTTTCACGTTTCAACGTGCCTTCTAATTCGGAAATTTTTGAACTAAACTTTTCAGCTTGGTCTTTTAGTACTTTCTCAAATTCACCACGTTGTTTTTGTTGCTCTACTTTTTGGTTTTCCTCTTGTGTCTGCCAATTCTTGTATTGTTCAACATCGATGCCATCAAACTTTTTACGTTCTCTTGCAACTCTATCTGCTACAATACGATTGACTTCTTCTTGAGAAAAGCCTTTATTTTCATTACTATCCAGAGAATTCGTTGGTTCTGTAGTCTCCGTTACTACATTTTCTACCTGATTATCTTCAGTCATTTTTGCCTCCATTGAGTGAAACCTACTCATATGAGTAGTGTATGATTGTATTTATGCTTTTTGTTTGGAAGATAAATTGGGACAAAGTATTGACTTTGTAACGAATCATCGCTATAAAGATTGTGTGTTAAGCAAAAAGGAGAACACAAATGACTTATGAAACTGTAAACGAAGAAACTCTTGTAAATGTAGTAAATTGGTGCAATGAGCAAATGTTAGAATTGTCAATCTGTATGGTAGACGTACTAAGTTCACCAGCAACTATGCAGATAATCAATAACTGGTATAATGTATACAACTAATAATCTCTTAAAGAGCAGTAGAAATACTGCTCTTTCTTTCGGTCAAAAAACTTGACAAAATAGCGAATCATGTTATAGTATATACATAATGACAACTAAAGGAGACAGCGTAATGTTTACTGTAATAAGATGTGAATACGGTAGAAACAATCTTGTCCCGGGTCAAAAGCCGGGCGGAGCTTTCTTTAAAGAAGGTCATAAAGATTTTGTAACCAGTAATCAAGAAATAATTACTATGGCTAAATTTTTAGCAGACAAAATTGTTGATGGTGTATTTGCTAAAGCAACAGGCTCTCTGTCATTTGAACAAAACAACCTTGACATAAATGAACTGATTTACATTGATGAACTGGACATTGTAAAAAGATTAAAAAAACTTGATAACCGGCAATACTATCGAGTGCTAAAAACTTGACAAAATAGCGAATCGTGTTATAGTATATACATAATGACAACTAAAGGAGAATAAAATGTCTAAGAAACTAACAGGTAAAGCAAGAGCAAAAGCAAGAGCAAAAGCATTTAAGGCTCAACAAGCACAAACAACTTTAAAGACTAAAAAAGGTTTGTATGTAGAAAAAAATGATACAAATCTTGTGAATTATTATTGGGGTTATAAAGCAAATGATCCTGTAAATGGTTTTGAATTTCAGTATAAAACTGCTATAGCAATGGGTATGAGTCGTGAAGATTCACTTGATTTCGGTAAGCATCTTAAATCGTGTGCTGATAAGCAGGTTAAGGTGTTTAAAGAAAATAGAACTATGGAAGTATATAACCAGACTAGCGAAGAATTTGCTCAAGAAGAATATCGAAGAATGATTGGTGTAACTAAGTTACTTGTAGAACAAACTAAAGGCCCGTTTCAGTTCAAAGATGTTATTTCAAATCTTATAATTTGGACTTGTGCAGTTAGCACTTGTGTTGCCGCTGGTTTGTTAAAACAAGGTGAATGGGACGGAGATAGTTTTACGCACGGTTATTCCAACGATCCTAAAATGTCTAAAGAATATGGCTTTAGAAATGTAATGTTTGCGTAATAAATAGTAGGCCCTTTTAGGGTCTATTTCCACACTAACTAAAAAGAGCTACCTAGTAGCTCTTTTTTTTACCTGGTGTAGATTTCTTTTTCTTCTTCTTAGTTGTTTTCTTTTTAGTTGTTTTTGGTTTTGAATAAGGCATTGTTGTCTCCTCAGTTTTTATTTGTGGTATTGCTCTTGGTATAATTATTTCGTTAGCCATCTTAGTCCTCCACTGGTATCCAGAAGTGTCTACAACGATGTCCGCCTCTCACAACGAATGGATCACCGCTACGTTTACCTGACCAACTCTCACTTGACCATAGACTTTTAGCTTCTGCTTCTGTAAACGTTCTCCCTTGGTTACGTATACAAAAATCTCTTGACTCAGCAACTAACGTTCCTGCATATCTAAACTTCTTTAGACCTGCTTGTCTGGCACGATGTTTAACAAACACACCATCAAAGTCCATTACTGTGTCGTGCATATCTGCACTCATCTTTTTACTTAAACTACTTCCTACATTGACGCCTGCAAACTTCTTTTTAAGTTGACTTAATGTTGCGGCTATTTCTTCTTTAGCTGAGTCTCCAGCACTTCGTAGTTTTCTTAATCTATTTTGTAAACGTGTTATTTCTAAATCGTCTACTGTAATCATAAGACCTGAAATAGCATGTCTTGAATTAGTAGCAATCTGTTGAACGGCTAACCCTGCTAGAGCGCCTACAACTATTTCGGTGTTAACAGACTCTTTGTTTTGCTTTACACTTTCATCTAATCTTGCGTATGATTGTGCTTTTAATTCTGCAACTATTCTATTGTCTACTGGTGTAACACCTTCTCCTGTCATAGCGGCAGTATCTTTAGCAAGTGTATCAAAGTTGTCGATATATGCTCTAACACGCTCTTGCACAAGTGTACGATAATCCTCTGTGACGGGAACACGTAACTCTAATAGTTCGTCAATCGTTTTTGTTTCTAGTATTCTTTTAGCAACTTTATTTTCAAGTGTCTTTTCTGCACTCTCCATAAACTCGTCAAAATCATCTAAGATTGAATCGATTAAATCACTATGCTGTTGTATCTGTGTCTGTGTCGCCATCTAAGTTTGCTCCGAACTCTGGTGCTTGTGAACCATTCTCAATTTCTTTAATAATAGTATCCATCATTTCTTCATCTTCTATTGTGATACGTGCAATTTGTTTTGCAATCTCTGTAGAGTACTGACTACTTGATACTGGTGCCGCACTTGCTTTCATTAAGAAGTCTAGTTCGGTGTATGTATCAGTCATATCAAAGTTATCTGGATAATCAATAACACCATCAAAGTGTCCTTCTGCATCATAGAAGTGAACAAAGTGATGCCAGATTTGTTCTTCTGCAATCTCTAAGTTATCGGCTATCTGTGCTAATTTAACGTTTAAAAGTTCACGTTCTATCTTTAAAGAAACACCTGATGCTGTTGCTTTTGATGTTGAACGCATTGCACTTAAGTTAGCCATTCTGTCAATCATTGCAGTTTTTGTTTTCATTGATTCTAAAATACTGCTAATTGATTGTGATGATGGCTGAAGCATATATGGCTTAAGTCCGGGATCCATGTCTGTATTCTCAATAGTAATAACTGAACCAGCTCCTCCCATTAAATCTACACCTTCTGTAGCTACGATTGATGGATGATTTGATAGTCTAACTATCTGGTCTAATTCGCTCAGTTCATTATAAATTGATTTCTGAACATCTGCCACATCAGCGATTTGTGAGATGCCTATTCCTCTTTCATGTGAACGTTGTCCGTATAAGAAAGTTGCTGGAATGTGACCCATTACATTCTCGTATTCTTCTAATAGAACCATTTCTGCATTTTCTTCATCTACTTCATAAACACCAACTGTTTCGTTTGTCCATATTCTGTAGATACATTTTTCTTCATCTTCAAACTCTTTTAGTTTTAGATAGTCAATCATATAACGACCATTTGCCATTCTACTAAAATGCCAGTCAATAATATTCTCTGGTGTAATAACTGAAAGATATGGTCTGATGCCTTGTGCTAATTCTTCTGCTAGAGTAGATGCCTCACTTGCAGGTTTATCTAACATCAACAGCACATGACCATAGATATTTGCAAGTGTAGTAGCTTCTCTCATAACAGCGTCAAATGAACGACCCTCTAAATCAGCGTCTTTTAAGAATGGCTTTAGAGCAGGATTATCTGCTAATGAACCAAACTCTCTTTGAGGTGTATCTCGCCAGATGAATGAACTATACGTGTCAACCACTGAACGACAATGGTTGTCTAATGGCGTGCCCATAATACGTTTGCCGTATTCATTGTAGCCATCATCTTCTTCTTGTAAATACTTTCTTAGGTATTGGCCTTGTTGGTAATCTTGTCCACCGTAGTAACTATCATAGTAGTATCTCCAACGGTAAATATGTTTCTTATACATATTATGCTTTTTTATTATATTATCATAATCCATAGTGCTGTTCCTTTACATGTGCGTAAATCGTTTTGGTTTTGGTATCGCTCTCACTGGTTTAGTTATTGGCGCAATGTGAGCCACAAGATAACCAAGTGCATCATTTTGATGGTCAAAGCCACCGTCTTTATCAGGGATTGCTGTCCC